AAATGACGAAAACAGTAAGCTTCTAAACAATGACTTTGCTGGTGGACAAAATGCTGGTGACATTCTAAGGAATGGACGCATTATCTCTGGTATGGTCAGAGGCTTTAGAGTTTATATGTCCAACAACCTTCCTTCAGTAGGAACAGGTGCAGCAACTATCGACACTAACGGTTCAAGTTCTAACTTTGGTGTTATTGTTGCAGGACACGACTCTGCTGTTGCTACAGCTTCTCAAGTAGAGAAGGTAGAGACATATCGTGACAACGACAGCTTTGCTGATATTGTTCGTGGTATGCATTTATACGGACGTAAGATTCTTCGCCCAGAAGCTCTTTGTCGCGCCATTTATAACATCGCAGGTTAAGGAGGATAGATCATGGCTACATATGATATGACTGATGCCGATACCGTAGGTGTAGGGGCTGACTCGATTGCTGCTTTACCATCTAAAAAAGATAGCCACGTAATGTATAACATTGAAGCTACTCTTGATATTGATGACATGGTTGCAAAAGGATACTCAGGTGCAGACGGAGATGTTTTCCAACTTTTAGAAATACCAGCAGGAGTACTCGTACTTAACGCTGGTGCAGAAGTTATGAAAGCATTTAACTCTTCTGTAACTGCTGATATTGATTTTGCAGGAGGTGATGATATCGTTGATGGTGCAGACGTAACCTCGACAGGTTTCTGTGCAGCAGGTACAAACGGTCAAACTAACACTGTTGTTGGTTCAGCCGCTTCAACGTATACACAGTTTGTTTCAACAACTGATACGATTGATGTTACACTTGCTGGTGCAGCACCTACTACTGGCAGAATTAGGGTTTATGCTACTGTTATTGATCTCAATGAACAGGGTGCAGAACCTGTAGCTGCTGCTAGGGATGCAATAGGCTAATTGATTTTGGGGTAGTTCATTAACTTGGGCTACCCCTTTATCTTGTTTTTGGATATGATATGGCTACTACTTTTCTTACATTAGTTAATGATACCTTACGTAGATTAAACGAAGTCGAGTTAACCTCGACTGATTTTGCTACAGCAACAGGTTTTCGCGCCCAAGTAAAAGACGCAATAAATTCATCAATCCAAGAGATATCACAAAAAGAATTTGAGTTTCCATTTAATTTTACTGCTGGTTCTTTAACACTCGTTATAGGTCAACAAGAGTATTCTTTACCTGCTGATTACAAGATAGCAGATTGGGATTCGTTTAGAATAAATTTTGACTCAGATAATAATCACTCTGCACGTAATTTAAAACTTATCGACTACGATACATTTATAAGAAGATTTTATGAAAGAGATGCTGAAGCAACCACAAGTGATTTTGATCAGCCTATTTATGTTTATAGAACATTAGATAATAAAGCTGGTTTTACTCCTAGACCAGATGCTACGTATGGGGTAAGCTTTAGTTACTTTGCATTTGCATCTGACATGACTAACTCCACAGATACTATGTCTGTACCTGATCCATTCAAACACGTAGTAATAGATGGTGCGTTATATCACTGTTATATGTTTAGAGATAATGCTCAACAATCTGCTATAGCTAGACAAAGATTTGAAGATGGTGTAGATAGAATGC